TTTATAGTAATAAGTAACGGTCAAAAAGAAACACAAAACGGATTTAGTCATATTGTAGAAGATATAAATGAAGATCCTGCTTCTATGTACTTTACTTCAGATCATTCTGTACCTTTATTCTTAGCAAATAATAAAAGATCTTCATACGATAAAAGCCCAGATACTCCTTCAAAGTTTCAAGGCTCACAGTTATTGCTTAATTCAGATAGAATAGTACTAAACGCCCGGTCAAATGAAGTTTTAATATCTGGTCAGGAATCTATAGGGATTAATTCAAAAACAGTTAACATAGACGGAGAAGATTATATGTGTATAGATGCTGATAAAATATATATAGGCTCTCGTGCTAGAACAGCAGATGGAAACGCTAAACAACCTGTAATGCTAGGACATCAAGTTGAAACGTATTTACAGGATGTAATTGATGTACTAGAAGGAATGGCAAAAGCAATGATGAAAGCAAAAACAGTTAAAGGAGATGCTATACCGCAAATTAATATGAAAGGAGCTTCCTCATTAGGAGCTTTTAAATCACTAAAGAATAGAATAAACCCAAAAGGCAAGTCTCTTTTGAAGTCAACTAAAACCTTTGTAGAATAATGCCGTGTAGTATACCACCATCAAAACTCGCAGAGTTTATAGCAAAATTTTTAGGTCAACTAGAAGCAAGAGTCTATGCTTTAGTCTTAAAAGAGGTTTCAAAAATACAGCAAAAGTTATTAGGCTCTATCTGCCCACCCGTTGAAGAAATAGAAAAGATCTTAAAAGTAAGAGATAATCTCTTAAATGCAATAAACGGATTAGAAAAGAAAATTGAACCAATAAAAAAGTTTGCTGATATACTAGATCCACCGATTAAAGCAGCAAAAGTTACAGTTACTGTACTAGAGATGATATCCATACCTGGAACAATCGGACTACCACCAGGTCCAAGTGGAGGTGTTATCTTCTCAGTATCAATAGGTGCACAGAACAGGTTCGCTCAACTCCTTAACTTAGCATGTCAGATAGTAGACATGTTATATAAAGACCAACAAGCAATAAAAGATTTAACAGATCTCGGATTCTCAGGGCTAGAGCCATTAAAAGCAAAGCTAGAATCAATCGATATAAAGCTTTGGTCCTGTGTAGAAAACCTTCCTCAAGAAGATAAAGATAGGATACTAGCAGGTATAGAAAATCTACCTTCTAATGCAGGTTTGACTAACGAGGTAGATAGTAATGTATTCAGTTACTTTAAACCAAACCCATCTGGTATGGGCACTACCTACACTATACGTATATTAGTGGATAAGAACTCACCAGTTTTTGCTCCAAGAAGGTACGCTGTAGTAGAAAATGCACAAGGTGTTGTGGTTTTAAAAGGGCCACCATCATTTAGTTCCTCTACAAGAATACTGGTAGACGAAATAAAATTTAGAATTAATAATCAACTTCCATAAACTAACTATTTATATATATGAAACTAGATCAACTACGTAAAATTATTCGCGAAGAAGTAAGATCAGCTGTCAAGGAAGAGTTACAAGAGGTAATGAACGAGGCAGTTAAAGCAGCGAGTAAGCCAACATTTACACAAACATCTGCTAAACCTGTTCAAGTAGAACAGAAAGCACCAAGCAAAATGAACCCAGTAATGGGTAAAACAACTTTAGATGAAATGCTATCAATGACCAGGAAGAATATGACTAATGAAGAGTATAAGAATGTATTCTCTGGAACATCAGATATGGTATCACCGGGTCATAGTATGGCATCAAATGTCGCTTCTCAATTGGGAAGAAACAGTGGAGCAGCACCAGGTATAGATATTAACAGTCTAGACTTTGTTAAGAAAGCAGGCGATGTATTTAATGCTGCTAATAAGATAAAAAGGTAATAAACTATGGCATACGGAGCAAAACGAATTAACCCTATAGATTTAGAAAAAAGAAGAGCAGTAGGCATTACCGTTCCTCTTTCAGGTAAAGCTGTGTTCAATTCTTCGTATGAAACAAAAGATGCTATTAAATCTAACTTAATTAACTTCATACTAACAGGTAAAGGAGAAAGGTACTTTAATCCTGCATTCGGTTCAGGTATACGTAATTTAATATTCGCAAATATCAATAGAGACAATCTAACAAGTTTAGAGTTATTGATACGTGAAGAACTATTAACTTACTTCCCTAATCTAAATATAAAAGAACTCACTTTAACAAGTGCTGTAGATGATAACACAATACTATTCTCTCTTAAGTTTAACATACGAGATACCGAAACAGAGGATGAAATAACAATTAACTTCGAACAATAATGGCTCAAGACGTTAACATAAAATATACAGACAAAGATTTTAATAGCTTAAAATCGCAATTAGTAGACTTAGCTAAGAACTACTTCCCAGACACCTACAACGACTTCTCTCCAACATCACCAGGTATGATGTTTGTAGAAATGGCAGCATACGTAGGAGATATATTATCATACTACCAAGATTCACAACTACAAGAAACATATCTACAGTATGCACAAGATCCAAGTAACCTCTACACATTGGCATATCAAATGGGGTATAGACCAAAGACTACTGCTGCAGCTTCTGTAGAGATAGAGTTAAGACAAAGGGTAGCAGCATCTGGATCAGAGTATGTCCCTAATTTTGCACAAGCATTATCAATAGGAGCCAATAGTGTTGTTTCAAACGGAGTACAGAAGTTTTTAATAGAAGATCAAGTAGATTTCTCTTTTTCTAGCTCCTACGACCCAACAGAAACCCTAGTCTATTCAATTGACAATAATCTACCAGCAGAATACGAACTAATTAAAAAAGTTAAAGCCAAAAGCGGAGAGATAATCACTCAGACCGAAACAATAGGTACAGCATCAAAATTCTTAACACTAACAATAGAAGATTCTAATATTATAGGTATTATTGATATTGTAGACAGTAATAACGGTATATGGAAGGAAGTACCTTTTCTAGGACAAGAAACAGTGTATAATGATTCTGTTAACGCAGGAGATAATTCAAACAAAGTACCGTATTTGGTATCTACATCTAAAACACCTAACAGATTTGTCACAAGATTTAACTCAATCGGTCAACTACTAATACAGTTCGGAGCCGGTACTGCAACAGATAGTGTAGATGCTTTCTTACCTAACCCAACAAATGTTGGATCACCAGTGCCTATGGAAGGTAAAAACAGAAGTCTACAAGCTTATGATCCTTCCAACTTCTTATATTCAGGTGCTTACGGAAACGCTCCTGCTAATACAACTCTAACTATAAGGTACTTAAGAGGAGGAGGTATAGAATCAAATGTAGAAGCTAATACTTTAAATACTATAGAAAGTGTAAATAAGACCGCTGCAGACCTTACATACTCCGACACACTGTTAGTAAATAATCCAAAACCAGCAACAGGCGGTAAGGATGGAGATACTGTAGAGGAACTAAGGCAGAACTCTTTAAAAGCGTTTAACGAACAAGGTAGAATGGTGACTGCTCAAGACTTTGCGTTTAGAGCTATGACAATGCCTTCTCAATATGGTTCAATTGCTAAGACGTATGTTACACAACAAGAATCAATTGTAGCTGCAGATGCACATAATGACCCGGATAATCCATTAGGAGTAACTTTATATGTACTAGCTTACGATAACCAAAAGAACACAGTCAAAGCATCACCGGAATTAAAAGCAAACTTGAGAAGATATTTAGCTCCATTTATGATGGTAACAGATGGACTTACTATTAAGGATGCATTTACTATCAACTTAGGAGTTAAGTTTGATATTATTGCACTGCCTAATATGAATTCAAGAGAAGTATTAAAAGGATGTACAGATGCTCTAAGAAACCACTTTAATATAGATAATTGGTCAATTAACCAACCGATAAATGTATCAGCAATATACACACTACTAGATAGAGTAAAAGGAGTACAAACAGTACAGAGCATAGAACTAGAAAGCTTATCAGGAGAAGGTTATTCTCTTTATGATTATGACGTTATGGGAGCAATGAAAAACAACATACTTTACCCATCTTTAGATCCAATGATATTTGAAGTCAAATATCCAGGTACAGATATAAAAGGTAGAATAACAACTTTATAATATGGCTAAATACAGAATATTCCCAATCCAAGACGCATTCATCTCCACAGAGAGATCCACTGCAAACACAGGACGAGACGAACTATTAGAAGTCGGCGGATACCCTACATCTGATTCAGGACAAACACTAAGAAGTTTAATCAAATTTGATGAAATCGAAATCAAAAAAGTATTAACAGAGAAAGCTGGATTAACTTATCCTTTTGAAACAGACCCATCCCTTATTGAGTTTAAAGCAAAACTTAATTTAGCTTTAAATTATGCAAATGAATTGCCTATAAATTACACTTTAAAAGCTCATCCATTAGCACAAACGTGGGATGAAGGAGTTGGTAAGTTTGGAGACACCCCGATAAATACAACAGGGTGTAGCTGGGTAAATAGATTAGCAGGAGCTAACCACCCCTGGAATACAACTCCACAGCAATTAACAGTAGAGAATGGTAATGGATTTGCTATAACAGAATATAATCTCAACACTACTTCTTCTTTTGTAACTGACTTAACAGGAGGCGGAAGCTGGTATTATACAGCAGGTACAGAGAATACCACACCCTTATCAGGTAGTCAATCGTTTAATAAAAACTCATCACATGATATTAATATGGATGTGACAAGAGCAACAGTGTACATGTTGAATGAGTACATTGATAATAACGGGTTTATAGTTAAGGTAGAAGACTCAATTGAATTTAACGAGACATCTACCGTAAGGTTAAAGTACTACGGAGAAGATACCAATACAATATACCCACCATTCTTAGAATTGCAATGGAACGATTACTCACACTCTTCAACATTACAAGAAGTGACAACTCCTGATGTAGTAGTTTCTGTTAAGAACAATAAAGGTAAGTATGTAGATGAAGGAAAACAGAGATTTAGATTGCATGTAAGACCGGAGAACCCTGTACGTTCATTCACAACAGGATCTGCTTATACAGTTAACCATACACTACCTACTGGTTCTTTCTGGGGATTGAAAGATGAAAATACAGAAGAAATGGTTTTTGATTACGATGAGTACACTAAGATAAACGCAGATAATACTTCTAATTACTTTGACGTATACATGGATGGATTACAACCAGAAAGGTACTACAGGATATTAATTAAAACAGAAATAGACGGAACAACTACAGTAGTAGATAACAATCAAGTATTTAAGGTAGTAAGAAATGGATAGAAAGGTAGATATTAAAAAAACTGTCTTTAACAGGGACGGGTATAAAAGCACGATAGACAGGAACTTTAAATTTTACAAAGAACCTGAGCCGTTAATAGATCCCGATACTGTAGAAGAGTTATTTAGACTCTACGATAAATTGTATATGTTAATTCCGATAGAAGGAGAAAACATGACACACCAATACCTTGTAGAAAGAAGCTCAGAACTTTATCAAATTGACACTCAATTAGAAAATATACAACCACTATTAGATGAAGTTGCTTCCCTAAGAGTTCAAATACTAGAGGGAAACAGACGTATATTGGAACTAGAAACACAATTAGCCAATGGAGGGGAAATAAACTTCGAAGACGCAGAACAAATGGCTCTATTAAGAAGTCAATTGGACGCAGCAAATTCAACCATATCTGTTCTAGAACAAGCCAATACAATAGCTAACTCTGCAGTTGAACAAGCATCAGCAGCAGCAAACGCAGCAGCAGAAAAAGCTGCAGAAGCAGCTGCCAAAGCAGCAGAAGAAAAAGCAGCACAAGACGCTGCAGCAGCAGCAAACGCAGCAGCAGCAGATACAGGAGAAGTTGATGAAATATATGGAATACTTGGTAATAAAAACGATAGCGTTGGATTAGCTTACAGGTTTATAGTCAAGAGTCAATATACTATATTTAGGTTCCATAGAGGA